CGCGTGCCGCGCACCCGAAGCATGGGAACTTTCCCATACGACGCCGCTGGACGGGGCCGCCGCGGCATCGGGTGGAATCCGACCCAACTTGGCCAGAACACGCTCCTGTACTCGCACGGGCTGGAATTGCTGGCGCGCAATCGCGACGGCGTTCGGAACAGCGCGTGGGCGGCGGCGGCCGTGGACTCGTATGTGGCGAATGCCATCGGACGCGGTATTCGGCTGATCCCGCAGCACCCCGACGAGGCCGTGCGCGACCTGATTCTGCGCAGATGGAACCGCTGGATCAAGGAGTCGGATGTCGAATACGACCCCAAGAATCCGGCTTCCGGGCAGACCGACTTCTACGGCCAGCAGATGATCATCGCCCGCGAGGTCATGGAGGCTGGCGAGTGCTTCGTGCGGTTTCGGCCGCGCCCGAAAAAGGAGGGGTTGAGCGTTCCGATCCAGTTGCAGTTGATCGAGGCCGAGCAGTTGCCGTTGTGGCGCATGTCGTCGCAGCAGATGCCGACCGATAACCGCGTGCGGTCGGGCATCGAGTTCCGGCCGGATGGCCGCCGGGCGGCTTACCACTTCTGGAAAGCGCATCCGGGTGAGACCATGTTCTTCCCGCTGGAGGCGCTCCAGGTGGAGCGCGTGCCGGCGACGGACGTGCTGCATGTCTACAAGCCCATCCGGGCCGGCCAGTTTCGCGGGCAGCCCTGGCTCACGGCGGTGTTGGCGAAGCTCTACGAGTTAGAGCAGTACACCGACGCCGAGATCGTCCGCAAGAAGCTGGCGGCGATGATTACCGGGTTTATCAAGCAGGTAGGCCCGGATAATCCGATCATCCCGCCCGACGAGAACGAGAAGGGCCGGCAGACTGATCCAGGTACGCAGATCAGCAAGCTGGAGCCGGGGACATTTCCGGTACTGAATCCTGGCGAGGAGATCCAGTTTGCCGAGGCGAAGGACAGCGGGGATTTCAAGGCGTTCATCCGGACTTGCCTCCAGGCGTTCGCAACCGGGGCGGGCCTGGCGGAATACCAGATCAGCGGGGATCTCTCGGGTATCAATTATTCTTCGATCCGCGCTGGCCTGCTGGAGTTCCGGCGCAAGTGCGAGCAGTTTCAGCATGCGGTTTTCATTTTCCAGGTTTGCCATCCGGTTTACCGGCGCTGGTTGCAGGAAGCCATGCTCGCGCTGGTTTTCGGTGTCGATGTGTTGGTGGCATACGATCAGGACCCCGAGCCCTTCGAGGCCGTTGAATGGGTGACTCCGGGTTGGCCGTGGGTCGATCCGGAAAAGGACATCAAGGCCGCGGAGCAAGCCATTCGCGACGGGCTGTCTGCCCGCTCTATCGAGTGTGCGCACCAGGGCTATGACTCGCGCGTCATCGATGCCACCCAGGACGCCGACAACCAGCGGGCGGACAAGCTGAAGCTTTCCTATGACTCCGATGGCCGGAAGGTCCTGACGGGGAGGAACGCCGGATTGACCGAAAACGAGATTGAGAAGGATGCGAAAGAGGGGGAGGTGAAACCGCAATGAAGAATCTGTCCCGCGTCGCGTCGCGCTTCGTGAACTGTCCGTTGATGATCCATCCGCCGAAGCTGGATGTCCTGGTTCAGGCGCTGGGCCCTCGGTTTGGGATCACCCCCGTAGCGAGCTTGAAGAGTGTTGAACCGTTCGCCAGCGCCTATGCCCAGGAGGCAGACGACAGCGATTACCAGGTAATTGACGGTATCGCCATTATTCCGATCCAGGGTGTCCTGACGAAAAAAGAGTCGTGGATGTCCGCTTTCAGCGGTTGCAGCTCCTACGACCTGATCGGGCGATATCTTCAGGACGCAGTGAACGACGCCGCGGTGCGCGGGATTCTGTTGCAGGTGGATTCGCCCGGCGGCGAGACCACCGGCTGCCTGGAGCTTTCCGACTACATCTACTCGCTGCGCGGCGCGAAGCCTATCTACGCGATTGCCGACGACTTCGCTTTCTCGGCAGCATACGCATTGACGAGTGCGGCCGACAAGATCTTCGTCACACGCATGGGATCGGTCGGGTCGGTCGGCGTCGTGGTTCTCCACGTCGAGGATTCGAAATTCAACGATCAGCAGGGATTCAAATACACCTTCATTTTCCAGGGCGCCAAGAAGGTCGACGCGAACCCCCATGAGCCACTTTCGGAGCGTGCAGAGAAGGATATTCAGTCCGAGATTGACCGGCAGTACAAACAGTTCGTCGAGACCGTGGCGCGGAACCGGAAGGCGGACTCCGAGAAGATCGAGGGGACCGAGGCCGGTCTTTATTGGGCCGAGAACGCAGTGCCGCTTCTTGCCGATGAAGTTGGAACCTTCGGCGACGCTATGAACGCGCTCCGGAAGGTAATCGGCGAGCCGGTTCCCAGTGGCCAACACGCCGCCGGGATAACTGCGACGAGTTCAACAGCGGCGATTGCCGCAATTTCAAACCAGAAGGGAGTAACAAACATGGACCAGGAAACATTGCCTATCGCCGCTGAAGGCAACAAGCCGGATGACGGCAATAACAACGACGACGATTCGAAGTTCTGTCACGCCTGCGGGACCAAGCTGCTTAAAGGAGCGAAGTTCTGCCACGCCTGCGGAACCGGGGCAGAGGGCGAGGGCGCCGGCAAGTTCTGCCACGCTTGTGGAACCGAACTCCGGAAGGGAGCGAAGTTCTGCCACGGCTGCGGTGAAGCAGTGAAAGGCGAGGCCAAGAAGGCGGAAGGTCAGCCGGCCGCTCCGATTCCGGCAGCCAGCGCGGCGGGTGCGGGCGCTCTCGCCGAACCGATCAACAGTCGCCCCGAAGCCGATATTCAGGCCATCGGAGCGCTCTGCAAGATGGCGGGTTGCCCGGAGAAGGCGACCGAGTTTTTGACCAAAAAGAAGTCTACTGGCCAGTATTTTAGCGTCGCGGAGGTCAGCCAGGCCCTGACCGAATCCCGCGTCGCGGAAAGCGAGAGACACATGATTACTTCTCATGTTGACCCGAACAAAACCGGCGCCGCAGGCATGCGGGACCTGGAAGCAGAGGCCGCATCGTTTGCACGCCAGAACCGGGGCCAGGTTACGCCGGCGCTGTACGTCGCGGGGACCTCGGCCAAGATGACGCCCGAGCGCGCTGTCGCTCAGGCGCTCGAATCGCATCCCGAGGTGTACGAGAGCTACCGGCGCCAGCACAATGCCGCCGGCCTGGTTCGGACTCTCCAGGATGCCGGCATTGAGCTCGTCCAGCGGTAATCCGCTGGGAAAAAACGGAAAGGAGAACAACACAAATGGCTTGGGAACAACAACTGAGAAGTATCAGCGCTCTGGCGAGTGCCAATCTGAGCGCGTCACAGTTCTGCTTCGTGGTGATCGACAGCAACGGCAATATTGCGCTGCCGGCCGCCGGGGGCGACGCGGATGGAATCCTCCAGGACAATCCGAACGCGCTCGGCGTGGCCGGCACGATTGGCATCCTCGGTGTCAGCAAGGTCGTGGTTGGGTCGGGCGGGGTAGCCGCCGGCGCCCTTGTGGCCACCGATGCCAGTGGCAATGCAGTGACCGCCACCACCGGGAACAAGATCCTGGGGCGCGCGCTCCAGGCCGGCGCACAGGGCGACATTATCCCGGTTCTGATCCAGCAGAAGAGCATGGCGGCTCCGGGACCGACATTTTTCAAATCGGCCGTATTGACGGGAACCGGCGCATCACAGAACGTTGCTCATGGCTTGGGCAACGTTCCGACCGGCGTTCTCGTGTCCGTGTACGACAACAGCGGAGCGAGCGCAGATCCGTTCACCGTTACGGAAGGTGTACACACCTCGACCAATGTTGTGTTGACGGTGACGGCCAACACGAAATTCAAGGTAATCGCCTGGCTGTAATCGTCAGCAGGCCAATTCACAACAAAAGGAGAACAACCTAAATGCCTCAACCGACTTTGACCGATGTTCACGTAAACCGCCCGCTGACGAACATTTCCGTGGCCTACAGCCAGGAGACAGCCGGCGTGGAGTTTGTCGCGGATCGGGCTTTCCCCCCCATCCCCGTGCAGAACAAGAGCGACTTGTACTGGACGTACACTCGCGGCGATTGGAACCGCGACGAAATGAAGAAGCGCGGCCTCTCCGAGGAATCGGCGGGCGCCGGCTACGGGCTGAATTCCACGGGGACTTACACCTGCGATGTGTGGGCCCTGCACAAAGACGTGGATGATCAGATCCGCGCGAACAGCGACTCGCCCTTGGCGCCGGATCGCGACGCCACCATCTTCCTGACCCAGAAGGCGCTGATCCGCCGGGAACTTCAGTGGGTGTCGCAGTATTTCGCGCACGGCATCTGGACCGGCGAGCTTGCCGGTGCTGTCAGTGGCAGCGTCGGCAGCAATCAGTTTTGTTTCTGGGATGATTACTCCAATTCCAGCCCCATCACGGACATTCGCGCGGCCAAAACCCAGGCCCGGCTGAACGCCGGCGGCTTCGTGCCGAACATTGCCACCTTCAGCCGCCCGGTGTTCGACAAGCTGGTCGATCACCCCGATTTCATCGACCGCACCAAGTACGGCCAGACCGCACCGAATCCCGCCATGGCCACCCGCCGCATCATTGCGGAGATCCTGGAACTGGAAGAGGTGCTGGTGCTGGATGCGGTGTACAACACCGCAGCGGAAGGCGCGACCGAGTCCAACGCCTTTGTCGGCGGCCTTTCGGCGGCGCTGTTTTACCGCCCGAAGAACGCCGGTCTGCTGGTACCCAGTGCCGGCTACACCTTCAATTGGACCGGCCTGATCGGTTCGTCCGGAGGCGCCGGCCTGCGCATTAAGACCTTCCGCATGGAGGCACTGTCTTCGGATCGGGTCGAGATCGACTCTGCGTTCGCCATGGCCCAGATCTCCAAGGACTGCGGCTTTTTCTTCAACGGCGCGATCTCGGCGGTGTAACCATGCAGATCCGCAGACTATCCTGGGCGCAGTTGACGAGGGGCGGCGTGCCGCTGCTCTTCGTGCTGCGTCCCATGGGCGGCCTGGACCCGCCCGCTGTCGGCACCGAATATCCGGCGCCCGGCCCATCCGACAGATTCGCCATGACGCGCGCCCGCCAGTGGTACGAGCAGCGGCGCATCGGCACCCGCGAGGAACTCGACCGAGCATCCGCGAAAAAGAATGCCGCGCATGCGGCAGCCAGGAAATCCAAATCCCGAAAGGAGAAACGGAATGATCGAGATTAGCAAGGTTCCGATCCGGGCGCCGCAATTCGAAAGCCCAGGACCGAATCCGAATTTCAAGGGCGCCTATCCATCGCAGCAGAAGCAGTTTCTGTCGGCGGTGACCACGGCGACGGGCGCGTTACAGAACATTGCCCATGGGCTGGGCGCCGTTCCTGCCGGCGTGCTGATTGTGCCGGTCAATACCTCGGCCATCGCGGGCACTGCGGGCAGTGCAGGAAGCGCGGGCAGCGCAGGAAGCCCAGGCAGTGCGGGAAGCGGAGAAACCGGCGGCGCAGGCGGTGCCGGCGGCGCAGGCGGCCAGGGTGGTACCGGCGGCACGGCTGGCGCGTGGGCTGCAACAGAGGGCACGCACGACGCGACCGACGTGAAGGTAACCGTGAGTGCGGGTGCGACCTTCAAAGTTCTGGCCTGGCTCTAAACCATGGCGGATTGGCCCAGTCTGGAGGCGATGCTCAATCTGGCCATCGCGCAAACGTTCGGGGACCCGCAACCCGCGGTATACCAGGCCGTAGTGAACGGCGCGGCGGCCGGAGACCCGGTATCCATTACCGTTCTTCGCCGCCTGCGGGAGCGCGAAGAAGCCGGATCGGTGGCCTCGGTGGAGGAGATCTCGGTCAATCCCGCCGACCTCCCGAATTTCCCGCGCCGCGGCGATTGGGTTACGGCCTGGGGTACACAGTTCGTTGTTGCTACGGTGCGCCAGCCCGATCCGTACGGCATGGTCCAGCTCTCTCTCACGGTGCGGGCACAATGATTAACCCCAAGACGATTCTGGCCGAGTGGGTAACGGCGCTGCGCTCACTCCCGAACCTTGTGTCTGCGCTTGGCGGAAACGGCGGCAACATCCAGTTCTACACCGAGAACGCTGTGGTCTTTGGCCAGCCAACCCAGAACAACATCCGCCTGGCGATCCTGTCCATGCCGCCTGGCTCGGTGATGATTTCTTGGGAGGGTAGCGGTCCAGGCAGGCTCGGCAATGCGCTGGTCTTTGTGCACGACTTCATGCTCTATCTGCACGCGCCGGAGACCGCCAACGTGGGATACGAGGACCTTTTCACCTGGATCGTGAACGACGTGCCGCAGAACGGGAACCTCACCATGCTGCACACGCCCATTGACCCGAGCTGCGAGCCGATGGACTTCTATCTGCCCTCGATGAGGCGCCAGACCGTGGTGATCAGCGCGGATGGCGCTACGTTCGAATATTTTGCTGGTCCCATCAGGTTGATCGAAACTGGCAATCCATAAACCGGGAGGCTGCTAATGCAATCCACAGTTGTATTTATGAAATCACCCACCGGGGATGTGAAAGAGGTAACCGTCACCGACCCGAGAAAGGACCTGGTGCCCCTCATGGTGCGGGGATATCACCAGGTCTTTGTTGAAGAGAAAACGACGCCGGCGCATCCGGCGGAGGAGAAACCGTAACATGGCGAATCTCAACGAGCTACTTATCGGGCTGGGGTACGCAAAGCAGGTCGATATCGCGACGCCGCCATCGTCCCCTGGCTTCTGGCGCGTGCCCAACTGGAACAAGAAACCGTGGGCGCAGCAACCGATCAACGAGGACGACCACCAGGAGATCGGCAAAGGGCACGAGTTCGCGACCCAGCAGTGGCGCTCGCACTACGACAACGGTGTTTATCAGATCGAGCGGCCCGCATCCAGCGAAATACTGGCGCACGCCCTCGGGTTCGGCCTCGGTAACGTGGTCCTTGCTGACGGGGTGTACACCATCACGCCCATCGTGCCCGCGACCAATCCCACCGAGTTGGAGTTGCCCTACTTCCAGTTTGCGCAGCAGATCCGTCCAGGCGGATCGGCGGTTCTCGACCAGGTGTTCACGGGCTGCGCGATGAAGGGCTGGAAGCTGTCGATCAAGGCGGGTCCTGGCCGCGCCAGCGCGATGGTGACCGAGGAACTGGTCTCCTCGGGCCTCTATACCGAGCCGAGTGGGGTCACGATCCCGCCCGCCATCACCTGGCATGAAATGCAATCCACCACCCTCACGTTGCAGGTGAACGGTGTCGATTACGTGACCGCCAAGAGCTTTGTGTCGCTCGACATGGCCTGGGACAACAATTTCCGGCCCGGCTTCTTCCCGCGCGGCACCACCGGGGTTCTGGACGGCGGATACGCCACGCAGGGCCGTCTGGAGATTGGCGACCGCACGGCCAGCCTGCAATTCGTGGTGCGCTTCAAGCACGGGTCTTCGGAGTTGACGACTCTGAGGAATCTGACCACCGGTACCGCCGTGATTGGTCTTGCCAACGGGACCAGCACCACGGATACCCTCCAGGCAACCTGGGAAAAGCTCGGTTTCCGCGCCGCGGAGGTCAGTGATGTGGACGGCATTGTCACGGTCGCGGTCACCGGGACGCCGATCTATGACGACACCAACGGCCTGCTGAGCGCGGTTATCAATTGCAGCACAACCGGCATCTGCCAATAGGAGAAAAGCCTTGGACGAGAATACGAAACCAGTTTTTGACGCCACAAAGCCTTTCGTGGTGCCGATTCTTTCCGGTGGCGAGAAGCGCTGCGAGGTGCGATTTCCCTCCGATGACGAGTGGTGTGCCTGGGCACGCCAGCAGCGTACGGTCAGGCGCTTTCTCGGGCGCGGGAAATCGCAGAGCGAGGATCTGAACCTCGCCGAGATCAATGCCGACTTGTTCGCGAAGATCCGGTCGGACAAGGACGGGCCGGAGTTCGACCAGGCCGAGGCCGGCATGGTCATCGGCCGCATCGAGCGGTGCGTAGTAACCGGGATCGAGCGCGAGGGGATCAATTACCGCGTCGAGATGAAGGTCCCCGGCGCCCGCGTGGTTCACGTCCTCCGGATGCCCACCGCCAAGGAGATGCAGGACCACGAGCGGGCGTCGGTCAGCGTCGTGGCCGCGCGGCGGTCGGTAGAGACGCGGGCGTTCCTGGAGCCAAGCGGCGACCTCTATGACAAGCTGCACGTCTCCGACGAAGGGTACGCCGGCAGCATCGTGCCTATCATTCACAAATCCGCGGCTGTCTCCGAGGTGCTGGCGCAACTGGCCATCGAGTCGGACGAAGAAGACCCGGAATAGTCGCGCCCGGCGACTGGCCGGAGGAGCCGGGCGTGCGTTTCCTGATCCGGGCCGTGTTGCAGCAGGCATCGCTCTGCAAATCCGAGGAAGAGTGTCCCGATCATGTCTACCGTTGCCGGAAGTGCGGATACTCCGCGCAGGAGGAGATCGACGGCTGCCCGGAGTGCGGTGCGGGCTGGAAGGCCATCGATGTCCGCCACGGGCCGGGCTGCCCCCGGAACCTGCTGGAAGAGGCGATGGAGACGCCGAATGGGATTTTGGTTCGGCGGTGCTTCCGGATTATCAACGCGAAGGCGCTCGGATTGACTATCACGCTTGCGGATATTACGGAGGAGGAATTCCGGGTGCTGGAGTTCATCGAGGCCGAGCGTCAGGAGCAGGCCAAGGCGGCAACCGAGAATCCACTTCTACGGTAACGCCGTCTTTCGTCCACCCCCGGTTTTCACCTGAGGGAGCTCTTTCCGGATAGCCCGTCACACGACCGGAGCATTCACGTCATGCGCGCTGGACGGGCAAAGACTATATGGCCATGGTCGGCAAGCAGCTCGACAAATCTCGTAACGGCCATACTGCATCAATTGGCTGGCGAAGATAGAGGTAGAGGGACGTTCTAACCCCTCTTCAAAACACCAGCCTCAGCCCCAGTTGCATCTGGCGAGCGTCGTTGGCGGCCGTGAAGGCGCCGAGTTTGTTGTTGGT